AATATCTCCTTGAGATACATCATCATTTGTAGCACTTGATGTTACAAACTCTCGAGTGCCTATATAATTTCCGCTAGCAAGTATATTTCCCTCAAAAGTTTCTGTAGGGACAAAATAGGATTTTTTTGTTGGGTTATTGAAAACGAGTTTTCGAGAGATTTTATTTCCGTTATTTGCTTGATCTTCTGTTTCGCAATCATGAATGTCAACGTGCCAACTATTTGTACCATTTCCTTGTTGTTTATATGTGTATATTGTTACGCTCATATTTCTATATAAAGAGTTATGTTTATTTTAGCACTTGCTGGGTTAGTTGTAAAGGCAGGAGTAAGCAATTTTATGGCTGATAGACCTGCAGCTAAACTAATAGATAATCCTGTAACAGAAACAAGGCTATGTCTTGCATTAAAAAGAACACTTGTACTAATTGTATCTTCTTGAGCAAAATTATTACTAAAGACACTAACTGTGCTTGCCTCACTTGACCCAAATGTAGATGCATTATAAGTAGCAATATCGGCCCTAACTAATGTACCTGCTTGTATTCCTATTTGAATTGATGAATTTCCAGTATTACCCATTGTTGTACCCATTCCAATAAAGTAATCAGCACTATCCCCAAGAGCATTTCCACTTGTATGTCCATATTGAACTACTACTGTATCGGTACCACCAGCATTTAGTGCATGAGATGAAGTTACTGCATATGATGAAGAGACTACATTTAAAATTCCGGATCCGTCTCCAACAAAAGATCCGGTATATGATGATGCTGTTACTGCGGATGTTACTACTAATGATCCGGTTATTTCAGCTTGTGAATTAGGTTCATCTAAAGTAACAATTGAAGAAGTAACTGTATAGTCATTACCTACCCATATCTTACCAGTTGGGAGGTTAGGAACGTCATTTGATCTACCTGAACCATAAATGTATCCTGAGCCATTGGAAGCATCTACCTTATTAACAATTCCTAGGTTTTGGATTAAATTTATAGATCCACTTGGTTTATTATTCGTATAACCACCACTTTCCCCTACATACACTACATCTCCTTCACTAAATGCTGATGTGTTTATGCCATTTATATATCCGGTGATAATAGCTAATCCTTCAGCATCGTCTGCTAGAGTTTCGTTAAGTACGTAGGTTGCAGGCATTGTAGAAGCAACGGATGAGGATGCCGCTACAACCTCAGAAGCATTACCTGCGGTTCCAGTTGCATGTATTGGTGTTCCTTTTGGTAATGTTACACCTGATACATTTTTTACATTGGCATATACTGTGGATCGCTGAAATGTTAGATTGCCTGCTCCGTCTGTAAATAAAAAGTCTCCATTATCACCATCTGCTGTTGGGTATATTAAACCCGATGAGGTGAATGATGTGGATACGTTAAGACTATTTAATTCAGCGTTAGATCCGCTGGTGATGACTTTTTTCCAATTCGGCATATAATTTTAATTATGGTTGGTTACAACAAATGTGTGTTGCCCACTTCCTTTTAAGGCCAATAATTTATTATAAATATGTTATAATTTCTTTTTAGTTCTAGTAGATTTAGAGGTGGGTTTTTCAATTTCCTTAATTCCCTCTAATTTATTTAATTTTTCTTGTTCTAGTACTTGTTTTGCTTGGTTTAATTCTTGATCTAATTTTATTTGAAGATGAGCAATAAACTGAGCAGATGATCCTTTTATATCTATTACATTAAGGGATTGTCGTAGAGTTGCTATTTCTTCTACGGATAAGTTTTCAATTGAAAATAAAACCATAACTATTTAGTAGTGTTTAAATATTGTTTTTGCAGTTTAACAACTAAACTATATAAATTCTCTATGTCTTCCCCAACGAAAGTTGATCTTTTTATTAAAGAAAGCAAAATCTCTATCTCCTGAGGGGTGAGATGTTCAGGGGGTNGAGGTGTTTGCTGATTTTCTTGTGGTTGGTCTTTAATGTTTAAACTTGATGCTGTAAAACCCATAACTTTATTTAATATTTTATTTAATTTAAGAATATATCCAAATACTAGCATCCCCCGATGAAACATAAACATTACCAACAGCGTTGTATCTTGATGCAGGCCCTGATGTATTAGGATTTGTACTTGATAATGTTGTAACAGCTGCCATAAATGCATCTGGGGCATAAGCCGCTGTAGAGGCTGAAAAACTACTAGTTACACCCCAACGTGTTGTTCCAGAATCGTATCCAAACAATTCCCCAACATTTTGAGTTGCTTGTTGTACTACAATACCTCCATCCCCAGTACTTGAAGATCCAGAAGCAAATAATACAAACCTATCTGCAACTTCTAAGTTGGTGGTTTGTTGGAATGAGGCTGTACCTTGAACAATAAGGTCGTTATTAATTGTAATAGTATCTCCTGAGAATGTTCTATTGCCTGAAATAGTATCTGCTAAACCAATAGTATATGAAGGGCCTCCACCTAATGCTTGAGCAGCTGTGCCTGTAATATCAATTTCATTTGCTGTTTGGGTTAATGTAATTGTTGTATTACCTTCTACTGCATCTCCTGCACTTGAGCCATAATCAACAGATAATGCTGATCCACCCCCACCCGAGAGACCAGTACCTGCTACTGAAGTGTTTATTTGGGTTCCGGTTACACCATTATCAGCAATTTTAACTCCTGATGCTCCTACTGAAAGTGTAGATCCATCTAAGTCTAATGCAACTGTTGCTGTTGATGATCCATCATATGTGAAATCTGTAATACCATTTCCATCTGTTAAGTCTGGGAGGTCTGTTGTTCCAACAAATGTACCAACAAATGAACCAGTAAATGAACCACTTACTGTTGCCCCCGTTAATGTTAAACCTGCAACTGTAGCTGCAGTTGCTCCTAAATCTACTTCTGTAGAACCAATTGTTACACTATCATTTGCTAAGGTTGCGTTTGGAATGCTTGATAAGTTTACTGTAATAGTATCGTTATCTACACTTCCTGATATTGTTAGTCCTGTTCCTGCAGACCCTGTTACTAGGTTAAAGCTTGAGGTTGGTGAACTTGCTAAAAGCTCTACACCATTGATAGATGCAGTTGCATAACTATTTGGTGATGCTGCTACAGAAGTTAAATATCCTGAATCGTTGTTGAATTGGGAAATATTACTTCCTGAGACTGCTACTTTTTTCCAAGTTGCCATAATTGATTATTTTTTTTGTGTTTATTATAAATATGTTAATTTTTTTAATCTAACCCAACATAAAAAGATGCTGAGGTAAAGTATATAGCACCATTAGGTGCGGGGTCGGTTAGTTCTGTAGATTGTGTTGAGAATATTACTACACCACTTTGGCTTACTGCTACTATAGGAGCAAAAGAAGTATCACGTATTAAAAACATTGTAGGGGCATCATTAGTTATAGTAACAATACCTGATTCTTCTACACTTAATACTTCAAATGAAGAGGATTTTACTAAGAATATATCTCCCCCAGTTCCATTAATATCTAATGAACCTGTGATTTGAGCATCTCCTATAAAGGGGAAACCAGCTCCAACTCCGGTTATTCCACTACCATCTCCCTGAAAGGATCCTGAGAAAGAGCCACTTATAGTGTAAGAGCCTGATTTAAGTTGTTCTGGTTTGATTAATGCCATTTTTTAACTACTAAATTTTCCTATTGCTATTACTTCATCTGTTGGACTAAGACTATACCCTAGTTCTGCGGGGTTTATTATTAAAGTTGTAACTCCTCCACTTTCTGTAAATGAGGATATAGCTGATCCTTCAACTAAGGAACCATTAACAAATATACTAAAGTTATTTACTGAAGTTGCTGGGAGTCCTTCAGGGGTTGAAAGCCATCCACTTGAGAATGTTGATCTTGTTGAGTTAACATATGTTCCTTCTCTTTGTATATTTGTGTTCAAATATGTTATAACACTATTATCAATAGTAGTTCCCCCACCTCCTGAAGATATTGATGAAGGGAATTGTGTTATTGATTTTGGTTTAGATGTTGAAACAAATTCTAAGCCTGAGGTTGTTTCTATTCCAAATGTTACTTTGGATTTTGAGTTATATTTTTTAACAGCTGTTAAATCTTTTTGGATAACATCTGGAATTATGTATCCGTATACTTTTAAAGAGAAATTACTTCTTACGACTCTATTTTGTCCTTGGTTAAGTTCCGTTATTGTAGTAAAGGTGTCGATCATTGCTTTAAATTGAAAGCGTTCCGGGTCCCCCCAATATGAATCGGAAGCGTAGTTTATCGCCTCTATGATTTTATTTAATTGCTCTACATAATATGTTTGGACAATAAAGCTATATGTTAAAGTAACATAGTCAGGAACTACGTTAGCTATAAATTGTTTTGTAGGTATTCTATTATTTAGTAAATCAAAATTAGAATAAAAGTTTTTTGAGTTATAAGGTTTTTGCCAAGATGTGTAAAGGTGAGGGGAGTTGGCATCAAGTTTATTTGATAGAGAACGATTTTTTTCTAAACTATCACGTTTAAACATAATAATAGGAGACATAACTTTACCTTTTTTATCTCGGTAAAACCCATCTTTTTGGATAGTTTTAAATCTTTCAGGTGAACCGTATACTAAAGGAACTGAAGTTCTTTCTCCATTTTGTATAACACTAGGTTTAATTACATTTTCAAAATAATACAAAATAGCCTCATCTACATCCTGTATATTTACTGTAAAGGGTTTTACTTTATCCCCTTTAAAGGACATTTTTTCAGATCTGTTAAAATCTACCCCACGCTGTGTGTTAGGTGTGAATTGCCTAAAATCTTGTGTTTCGTTAGGATTGCCACGAGTTTCTCCTGTCTCAGGATTAACATAAGGGTTAACCTGATTGTTTGAGAGTTCTTTTTGGGATTTTGGTATAGGTTTTCTATTACTAGGCATTATATCCTTTCTTTAGTTATTTGTACTTTATCCGCAGGCACATAATGGGTTTCACATATAATTGAAATACTTGAGCCAAAATTTTCTAATCCTGGGTTAAGTGGATTTTGATTATAAGGATATAATGGATTTTTACCTGTAAAATATTGGTTAGCATTTGTAGCATGTACTTCGTAGTAACCCTCATAATACATTACAATATCACCAACCTCAGGAACAACTTGAGCATCTACTAAATCATCTCTAAAGAATTTGTAAGTAATGCCCCATTGGAAATCCACTCCAACTAAATCATCTGTTGGGTATTCTTGGTCACTTCTCTCAATTAAAGCATTTAATATAACAGGCTCATAGTAATATCTAGAACCTGCTGCTTCTCCATACATATTTACTTTAGTTTCATTCAATTTGAGTTTATAGTAAACACATTGTTGAGTGATAATGTTTCCTAACAGCTCTCTGTTAAGATTTCTAAAAAGTGCTATGTCTCTTGCTCCACCGTATAACGCCATATTATCCTATATAAATTGTATAAGGTACATAATTTAATTCTTTTTGGAGATGTTCAGACTCTGCTGCTCTGTTTTCAAGTAATTTTTTACGTGAAGTTTCCTCAAAATATGCTCTTAATCTTTCTATTAAAGCAGTTTTATCTTTATCGGATGAGGACAGAAGATCAGGGGCATTTAATTGGGTTGAATCTCCTGGGATAGGGATTGCATTGTTATATTTACCTCTAACATATCCTAAAATTTCTTTAACAAGTGATAAGGCATATTCAAATATCCACTGTCTACCAATAGAGTTTATTCGTGAATAAACGGGGTTGGTATATGGTACTTGAGATATATTAGTTATAACATCAATACCACCTGTATCAGCATATGGGTTATTTCTATCTGATTTTTTTATGTATTGTACCCACATTTTAGTTACACTATTATTTGGGATTGGGAATACTTTAAGATTATTATTAACTAATTCAAAGGTATACTGTGATTTACGAATTTGATCGTTAAATTCAATTGCTTGTAGTTTAGCTATGTCATAGTTGATAGGCATCATCATAAAATTTATAGCAGGTGAGTCTCCACCAAACCCAAAACCATCTAACATACCCATAGTACCAGTACCAGTACCAGCATATGGATCGAAATATCTTGTAATAGCTGGAGGGGCTTGGTAATAAATTCTTTTAATTTCTAAATCCCCCGGAGATATTCCTTCTTGAGTTGCAAATGTATCTAAATTATAGTTTTGGACTCCTTCTGTTAAAGGAATAGATCCTGAGTGCCATGTTACATTTCCGCCAACACCTGCTTCTACACCGTATTGATCTGATAGTCTAACGATTGTTGCTAGGTTGGGGTGAGGTAAAGAGTTGTTAGCTGATTCTATGGTAGTTGGAGCTCCTTGAAAAGATAAAAAGTTTTGTGCTGCTTGATATGCAAACAGCTCATTGCCATATGTTGTAACAGCTTCTTCAAAAGCTGTATAAAAGTTTAAGTCCTGTAATTCTACATCAACAATAGGATATCCTAGTCTTCGTGCAGCAAATATAGCAAATTTGTCAGCATCTTGTTGAAATTGAAGATCGTCATCATAGAATCCAAATGGAGTTTCTCCTGCAGCAAATGAGCTAGATCCTGGAAATATAGGTATGTTCATATATTATGAGTTTACAAGGGTATATTCTATGTCTATGCTACTACTTATAGCATAAATCTTTACAGCTTCTATATCTTCTCCAAAACTACCATTGAAATTGCTTGAGGTTATGTTTGAACTTACAATAAACATTGAGTCTGTTGGGGTTAACTCTTGTGTAAAATTACCTTGTGATCCACTAATTATTACAGCTGCACTGTAAGTATCATCTAGATTGGTGATTCGAGCATATTGTAAGCTTGAGGATGGGAATGTTCCCGCCCCAGGATTAGGTCCATTTAGATTAAATAAATCAATAGAAGTAGCATTAGGACAAGTTACAATACGATGATCAACATTTGTAACATCTGAAATAGTGTGGGTTACTTCATTTTTTATTACACTATTGCGGACAACTTGTTCTTCGGTAATTTTTATTTTAAAAGAAGTTGCTGTTAAGGTAGAAGCCATATTATGTTTTATTATAAATATTGTCAGCTTCTAAATAACTTATAAACTTCTAATATAGGGTCCACAATCTCATGTCGGTGATTTGTTTCTAAAGTTACAATACGAAAACTAGGGATATCTACCATGTGTTTACATATAAAGTCAAAACCCGAATCTTTTTTACTTCTTAAATCAATTTGTGCACTGTCACCACAAAATATAACTTTAGAACCTTTACATATTCTAGTAAGAATTAGTTCTGTTTGTACATCTGTTAAGTTTTGGGATTCATCTACAATAACTAAACAATCTGTAAAATTTCTACCTCTCATAAAAGATACAGGAACTATTTCAATTTTACCATCTGCTATATATTTTTCAATTTTAGTCTTTTCATACAACCTATGCATGTTTTCATATACAGGGGCAGTAAAGGGAGCTAATTTATCATCTATACCTCCTGGGAGGAAACCAATGTCTTGGCCTGCTACAACTGTGGGTCTAGTGATTATTATTTTTTCAACTTCTCTTGTAAAAAGTAAATCTAAAGCAACTTGGGCTGCTAGCAAAGATTTACCAGACCCTGCTTTACCCTTTAAAACAGTTACAGTATTGTGTAAAATTTTAGTTTTAGCTTCTTTTTGTTCTTCGTTTAAAGTAAGTTTAAAAGTTATTGGATTTTTAGGTTTAGATTTTCTTTTAAAATTTTGTTGAGCTTCTTCAGATCGATTGTATTCTGTCATATAACGGTTTTGGTTATAAATATAAAAAAAAAGCCTAGCTTTCGCTAGGCTCTTTTAAAAGTTATGAATTGTTTTCTATTATATAGAAGCCAAATCACTGATGAAAATACGACCATAAAATTCTGGACGGATCATTTTCTTAGCATAACGAGTTAAGAGACCTTTACGTGGTGTAAATGTGTCTGGATCGTACACTAATGGTGTCATGATCAATGGAATATATGGACTAAATACAGCACCAGTTTCAAGGAATTGAGATCCTCTATAACCCATTAAAATAACATTTTCAGTCATATAAGGGTTTTTGTAAACTGTGTAACGGCTATTTAATTGTCCTGCTTTTTGGATACCAAATGCGTAAGATCCTTTTGAAGTATCGCCATCTGAGTTTGAAGCAAATCCTGGGATTGATTCTAAGATAGTAGCTACTGTTGGAGAAACTACAACAAAGTTTGCACCTCCACGTAGAGTTTTCTGGTGGATTTTGTTGGAAACTTTTTGCATTTTAGTTCCTAAAGTTTGGAACCACTGTCCTTGTGTGTTAAAGAATCCTAAATCATCAAATCCAGTTTTTCCAGAATTCAATGCACGGTTATTTTGTGCTGACCAGTACTCATCTGCAGCAGAAGCATCTTGGATCAACATATCAAGGTTTTCGAGATCAATCTCTAATGAGATATACTCACTCATGATAGAAGTTAATTCAGCTTCAGCGTCAAGTGATTGGTAAGCATTAAGATCCTGTGCGAATTCCGGAGTCCATTGTGCTTTTAATTTACGAGTTTTTGCAACAATTGCTTCAGATTTCAATTTAACATTGATTTCTGGGATAGCAAGAGCATCAGCAGCGGTAGAATTAGCATTCGGGCGACCTGCACCTTCAGCATCTTCGAAATCACCTCTGTTGTTATCAACTGGTTGTTGGTTGTAATATACAACGTTAGTATCTACTCCATCTTTTGGAACACCTGCTGAATCAACAGCACCTGTAAATAAGAAGAATACGCTTGTTCCGTCAGTAGAAGTATATTGAGGTAAAGCAGCAGTTGCAGTTGCAGCGGCCATTGTAGCTGAACCTGAAGTTAAAGCAAATGCTCTAACACCTTTTTCATCTGGACGAGTCATTGATGCAAGAGTAACAGCACATCTAGTAAATCCTCCTGCAGCAGCAGAAGCTGAAAGTTCAGCTGTGTAGTCTAAATCAGCCCAAGATCCTGTACTTACTGTAAGAGCAGCATTAGCAACTGAAGCTGAGAATTGGTTGATTGAGTAACCGAATCTACCAGCGCCATAAAGACCGCCGTTAGCATCAGCACCTGCAGCAGGGTTAGTGTCACCGTACATTGAAGCGTTAGCTCCATAAACTGTATCACTACCACCGAAGTTTAATTGTTTTGTATCTCCATATTGGAAATCCAAGAAAAATACTAGACCTGAAGGTAAGTTCATTGGTTGTACAGACATGAATTCTTTTGTTGAAAGAGATCCAAATACTTTACGTACTAGTGGAAGAGCAACTCCGGCCCATTGTCCACCATTTCCAGCAGTGAAACTTCCACCACCTTGGTCAGTAGCAGATGCTTCTGTTACTAATTGTTTTGCTTGATTTTCAAGGATTAGGGCCATGCTGTTTTTGTCGATCTCGTTATCTAGACCTTCTAACAAACCTGTTTTTCCCCACTTACTCGAAATTCGAGCACCTTCGTTCTGCATGTTTTTCCATCCGTCTGCAGAGCTTTTTAAAAGTGAATTTAAATTTGACATTTTTTGTTTTGTTTTTTAAAAGTTAATGTTTAGTGCTATAAAATGCTATTTCTCTCATACGTGAGAATGCATCGTTAGCCTCAATAATTGGTTTTTTAGTTGTACCCATAGATTTTGATGCACTTCCTAAGTTTTCAGAAATTCGGTTTTTACTTGTTTTAATTGCTCCAAGTAGAGTTTCATAAACAAGTTTAACTTCTTTAACTGTAGTAGTTTTATCGAAATTTTCTAGTACTTCTACCTTTTGACTTTCAGTCAAGTTTTTACCTTTGAAAATTTTATTTGTATAAAGCAATTTAGCGTTTAACAAATTAATTTCATTTAATTCAGAACGAAGAGTTTTAATAGTTGAATAAGCTTCATCAAGTTCTTTTCCTTGGTTTTCAAAAGTAGATGCCATTTCTGGTCCTTTAACTTTAGATCCAGAAGTATAAACTAATTTTCCTCCTTTAATCTCAATTCTTCCAGAACCACCATCACCTTCAATCTTTGAAATAATATCTTTAATATCAGCGTCTGTGGGTTCTGTAAAGTCGATCTTTCCAGATTTAGCTAGTCTTTTACCTGCGAGAACTTTGAATGGAATTTCTTTTTTCAAAGTTTCAACTCCTCCTGAAGAAGCGATAAACTTGTTGAATACCTTAGTAATTTTATCCATTAAGCCTTCTTCCATCGGTTCTTCTTTAGAATACATTTCTTCCATAGGATCATCTTCATACATTGAATCAATTTCAGCTAGAAGTTCATCGATATTAACGTCTTCTTCTTCTTCATCTTCTTCTTCTTCTTCTGTTTCCATTTCTCCATCTTCCATGTCTTCCATGTCTTCATCTTCCATGTCTTCTTCTTCCATGTTTTCACCAGCTTCTAATTCGCCAGATTCAACCATATCAGAAATTACATCTTCGATGAATGATTTTAGATCTTCTTCAGACATGTCTTCCAAATCCATTGATTCTTCATCCATTACTGATTCTGTTTCTTCAGCATCTATTTCTACTTCTTCTTCCTCTTTTACTATTTCTGTATCCTCTTCAGTATACATTGATTTTTCTTCCATTTCTTCTTCTACTTCTTCCATTTCTTGAAGTTTAGTAGATAGCATAGATTTCAGATGAGGTGTGAAAGCTTCTTCTAGAGCTAACTTTGCGTTTGTGATTGCCATTTCTTTTACAGCTTTAGCATCCGCGATTGCTTCTTTAAGCAAATCTCTGTTTGTTGCCATTTTTCCTAAAATTTTATTTTGTTTGGGAAATACGTTTATTTAGAAACGTAATATAAATTAATTGATTTTCATGCTATATAAGGGATAGCATATTCGTGTGATAAATACACCAAAATTATTTAAGAACAAAGAAGGTTGAACAGTGTTCAACCTAATTTTATTACTAAAAGTATAATTTATTTAGAATATAGGACATCTATCTTGTGAGCATAAAATATCTGTTATAATATTTTGCACATTTTTGTATGGATGGGGAAGGTTTGAATAATCTATTCCTTCTTTAAGGGGTGACATCCATGATCCTGGATTTGAAGGGGTTGAAACAAAATCCCAACATAGCAAATCAAAGTCATCTTGTACTTCTAATACACCATCGGTTTCTTTCAATGAACCCATTCCTCGAGATGATACACCAACCATAATACCACTATCAAGTAGCGATTTAAGGATGTTTCCTGAAGGGGTAGGTAAAATTTCTATTTTACCCATTATTTTATTTCCATTCCACCAAATATCTGTAATATTATGAGAAACATTTTTTAGGTTAATAATTGAAGATTCTGGGTGGTCTAATTCTCCTAAAGCTCTGTTTTCTTTAACAGACTCCATGTATTTGTCTATCTCTCTCCTCCAAAGTTGTTCTGAGTAGTATCTCCCATTACCATTTTTAACTTCAGCAGTAGCTAAAAGACCTTCAACAGTAGGGTTACCCCGTTCGGACATTTTACCTTCAGTTAAAGATACAGTTGATGTTGTAAAGTTTTGGGTTTCTATTAATATTTGTTTATTCATTATAGGGGAATATTATCATAATCTACTTCTTCATCAAAAACTGCTTTTGCTATGCGTAATAATAAAGTTTTATGTTTTTTATCCTCAGGATAGTTTTGTATATAAAGTTCAACTGCTTCTTCTGCACTTCCAACTCTATCAAAGTAGGATTCTAATTCAGCTTTCATTTTAAATGCTTCATCTTCACTAGGCATATTTTCATCTTCTTCAAGGGTCTTATCTGCTCTTTCTAATTCATCAGCAAATTCCCCAGCTGCATCTTTAGCAGCATTCATATTATCAAGTGTTTCTTTTGAATCAGCAGGTAATTCTTCATTAAGTGGTTCATCTTCATCAATGATTTTTTTGGTTTTGGAACCTGTAAGTTTTTCATACATTTTCAAAACTTTACTTTTATATTTTTCAAGGAGTTTAACTTCTTTTTTAAGTTCATTCATTGATTTTTTATCAACCAATTCTTTTAAATCTTCACTTTCCTCAATTGAATTTAATCTTGAATTTTTGCCTTCAATTGCCTTATCTAAAGCTTCCATCTTAGTTGTAAGTTCAGCTAATTTAGAAGTTTTTTCAATCTCTTTAATAGTTTTTTGATATTTTTTATTTTCTGAGATTAGTTCTTGTTTAATCATGGTNTTGATCAATTTACGAACTTTTGATTCATCNATTGATTCATTCATATCGTAATCTCTCAATTGTTTTTGCATTCTATGTAACTTGGATTCGGCTTTATCAAGCAAATCACCATACATATCAGCCATTGGTCCTCCTTCTGGCTCTGCTTCTTGCTCCATATCTATATAGATTTGAGCTATTTCCTTTTTTAGATCTGCTACTTCACCTCTAAGGTATAATACATCATTAAAATCTAAATTACCTCTATTAGGTAAAGCATCATATTGATCAAATATTCCTTCTTTTATATATTCTGGGGTTAAGTTACCATAAGCATCAACAATGCCCAAATCATAAAGACCATCTAAACTCACCATATCCATTTGGGTTAAAGTCTCATTGTTTTGGAGTTTAGCAAGAAGTTTTTTATCTTCATCTGTTAATTGACCTCTTTGATCAAATATTCCTTTTTCTAAAGTATTATAATTTTTATCCCACCAATTTCTTAGTTTTTCTTCATTTTCAGAAGATAGAGTGGAGGTCTCATCAGTTAGACCATATGTTACTTTTTGAATAAAATCATCAACATTTCTAGAAATTGCCATTGTATCTACTAGGAAAGTATATAGCTCATCTCCGGTCATAGGAATAGTTTCTCCTTGGTATTCACTGTCTAGGAAGTTTGGATAATTTCTTTTAATCTTTCCTTCTTTTAAATCACCATATCCACTTGATTTGTATTTACCTTTTAGTTCTTTTGGTTCTCCAAGACCAGGTACATCCATTTCAACACCTACACCTTTTTCACCAAACATACCATTTTTAGTATAGTAAATAGGATCTTTAGCTAAATTTTTAAGAACAATATCACGTAGTTGTTGTTCTGTCTTCTTAGCATTTTTAGGATCTTTCATCTCACAATAGTATCCTTTCATAATCTCACCGAAGATTTGATTATCAGGATTTTTCTTATCAGTACGATCAAAGTTATGTTGGAGTTTATCTTCTACTTGTTGAGAAACTTTTTTAATTTCGGCGTTAGGATCGTTATCGTTTTTCTTACGAGCTTCCTCTAAGAAATTTTCAAAGGCTGTTTCGTATGTTTCTTTTTTACGAGAAATAGTGTTAATAGGTTCTATACCTACTATATTTTCACTGATGATTCCTTTGTTTTTAAGAATTTGTGAGGTTTCGGTAAATGTTGCAGCATTGCGAACATAGTTAGGAAACATTTGTTTTGCTTCCTTCAAAAACACATCTTTGTGTCCTTTACCTTCTTTGATTAATTTATATTGGTCTTGTAAGGTTTTCATTCTTTTTCTCCTTTAAGTAGTTGTTTAATGTTTTTTATATAATCTAAAATTAAATCTGTTGATCTAATAATAGCATATGATCCTGGGTTGGTGTTGTAGTATTCTATTGTTGAGTTTTTTGAGTTTGAAATTAAAGGGGATATGCTATTAAGTTCAGTTTCAATTTTATCGAATATATTAATTCTTTCTTGTTGAAAATCTTCTGCTTCTCCCTCGTATAATTTCTTAACTTCTATTCCTGATCCTTTTATTTTTTTAGGGACAGGTTTCCATCCTAATTTATAGTAATAAATATTCTTAGTTCCCTTAGAATTAGTATTTTTTTTAAATGCTNTTGGTGTAGCATATTGAGCGCCCGTTCCGGGAGTGAAAGAAGCACCACCTTGAGAAGTTGCAGATTGTTCTTTTAGGTCAGAATATTTTTTAAGTAAGCGAGAAAATCTATTTCTTAATGATTTACCTAATTTTAACAGTGGTTTTAATTCTGGTATGTTAGTTGATTTACCAAATTTATTTAATTTTTCAACTACATTGTCTATATCAGTGTATAGTCTCTTAAGATTAGGTTTATACTCAACATCCCACGTAATAGTTTGAGTTTCGGGGTCTATACCTGATTTTGTGGTGATAAAGTCCTCAGCTTCTTTAAGTGATTTAAAGACAGATATTATTTCTTCTTTAAACTGTTTCATGTACTGTTTCTAATTCATTTATTAAATCACAATATTGAAGGAGATTAACTAAACTACTATCACTTACTCTATTTGAAATTTGTTTAGCGTCTATTAAAGATATTATTTCATTTATTTTAATTTGTGTGACTTTATCTTTAACATTTTTATTACTGTTAATGAGAGTATTTTTAACCTCATTTAATTTAGTTAAATAAAATTCTTTTAGACGTGGTTTGTTATCTATAGAATAAATAACTTCCTTTAGAATTTCTTTTTGGGATGTAGTTAAATTTTCATACTTCCCATTAAATTTTTCAAGAAGTATTCTATATGTTAACATTTTAACATCTTTATCTTCTTTACTAAGTTCTTCCAAAACACCATTCCTAACAGACTTTTCAGTGATTGGGGCGGCTGTAAGGTGTTCTAGGATAGTTACTTTATTGGAAATAATATATTCAGGGTTTACACCTTTTTCAACATTATATATTTCCAAAAGAGTATAGAAGGCAGCATGTACCTTATAGTGAGGGAGTTTATGATTAAAAAACTCATTTACATTATAGTGTTCTTTTAACTCACTAATCAAATTATATTTTTGTTTCTTAATTAACCTACGATTGAGGGTTTTAGAAGATTCAATTAAAGTGTTAATTGTAATGTCAGCTCTAGTTTCAGTTAAACTAGTTTTATTAAGAAGATTTTCATACAATCTGTATTCTTTGCCTAATTCAGTTTTAACAAAATACTTTTGTAGAAGATTTTTGATTGGGGAGTCTTTACCTTCGAGTGTGTCTGAAGTGATTTGTCTTACTAGGAGCTCAAAAAGGATTCCAGTATTCTTATACTTTGAATGTTTAATTTTCATCCTATAATAGGGTTTACTTATAAATATATAAAAAGATATTAATCTCGTATTTTATCTTCATCTAACAATGATCCTTTTTTTTCATCTTTTTCAAATACCATACGTTTACTAGTAGGGATTTTATCGATGATTGCCTTTTCTTTCAATGAAAGTGGGGATCCGCCGTTATATTGTGGTTTTATAGAATCAGAAGAATCATTATCTTTTTTCATTCCTAAATTTCCTATTCTATCTTTACCAAAGGCGTTATCTTGAGTATTTCTTCCAGATACTTTTTCTTTAGGACGTCCTAATGATTTTTTCTCATCTGTATCGTATCCATCGGGAACATTTTTAGGTTCAGAATACATTCTTTCTTTACCATATAGTGAAGCTAAATCATGAGGTGTACCATAAGATTTACCTGTTTCTAAAGGATCGTTTCCTTCATTTTCGATTTGAGTTATTCTAAATTTACGTTTGGAATCTTCTCTAATCAAATCTCTAAACTCATCATATTGATCTTCACTCATATGGAAAAGGTGATCGTAAATGAAATCAGTAGGAAATAATTTTTGATCCATCATTTGAGAAGCTAAGTCCATTTTTTCTTTCATTAATGCAACTCTTTCTTGATCATAAATGATTGAAGGAGTGGTTAATGTAAGCTTAAAATTTGACAAACTTTCATCTCTATAACCTTGTGAATATAAATGAACTAAAGCAATTTTATTTAATTCAGAAACAAATATTCTTTGGATACGTTCAATTGTACGAGCAAATCTAATATCTTCAGCTGCTAAAGTTGCTTTACCTGTTAGATCTTTTTCATATCCCAAGAAGGCTTTTGGTACTTTAAGAGCTGCAAATAATTTATCTCTTAAATATTCAACATCCGTAATACCATCATATTGTAATCCACCTAAGGTTTCGATTTGGGTTGCTTGATCATTTCCTCTTACGGGAACATAGAAATCCTCAAGTAGATTCTGCATGTTATACTTGAGATTATAATCGCCCGTTTGTTGGTCAATGTAAGGTGTGCGTTTCATGTTTGAAATTGTTTTCTGCATGAAGTTTTCTACTTCGGCAGGAGCAATATTACCAACATTGATTTTAAATACACGTTTTTCAGGAGCACGAACAATTCTATGAATTAACATAGCATCTTCCATTAACGAATATTGTTTAAATAATTTACGAGCAGGTTCGATGTAACTTCTTCCATATGGTAAAAAGTTTGTATCTGTTAACAAGCGGAAATGAGCCATTTCATAGTTATCAAACAGTATTGAACCTGCTTGAGTATCGTTACCAGGTACATTATAGTAACCACTTGAAGGTGATACACCTTCAGGATCAAATCTAAATCTTATTGAGGCGGGGTTATCTTTATCATACCCTTCTTGTCTTTCAATGTGATATGCTGTATAAGGAATAACATTGTAAACACCAAATTTTTCCGCAATTTCTAATTTTAAGAAAAAATCACCATACTTACACATATTACGAATCCAAGGCCATAGGTTAAATTCTATGTTTAGAACATCGTAAAATAAATTATATAGGATTTTTTGGATATCTTCATCTGGGGATTTAATGGCCAGCACCTCTCCCATATCATTTTTAAGAGTACTTTCATCTGAAATAATATCAAGGGCAGATGCAATGATAGCATCCGTATCCATAGCATCATACTCTGAGTAGAGTTGGGGGCGTAAGGTTTGGTAGTTAAAGGAGTTTTGATGTCCGTATAATGAAGTACTTGAATTAGTGTATAAACGATTATATCGATCAACTAAGGAATTTGTTTGGAATTCCCCAGACTGTTGAATTGTGTTTATATCTAGTACTTTTAGTTGGTCTCCACCATTATTTCTAATGATAACATCAGTAGAAAATAATCGTTGTAGTCGTGAAAATAAGCCTTTATCTGCCATTTGATTAAATTATATAATTATAAATATTAAAGTAACCATCTAATATCCTCTTCCCCATTAGAATATGGATTATCCATTTTCCATGGGTTATCTTGGGCATTAGATGAATACCCTCCCTGATAAGGGGTGTTTGTGGAAGTTGTGTTGTTTAACATACTCTTGTACATATCCTCTCCATGTTTGCTAAATTGTAAAGCCGTTGATCTAATATATTGGCCTATTGAAAACGACATTACTAAATCATCATTAAACCCCGATTGTGCTTCTGCTCTACTATTTCTCCATACAAAGGTTTTCATTTCAGATAATAATCTTTTTGATTGGATTATTGTACCTTTATCAGCAATAGCTTCTTGAAATTTATTTATACAAATAGGTCTAGTTCTAGAGGTCATTGAAAATCCAGGGGTTAGTTTTGATTTGTCAGAGTATTCATTAAAATACGAATCTGATTTCATTTCTCCACTCTTAGGTGAATGGTAAAAGTTTTGGTATCCTCTTTCAAGTATGGTTTGAATTGTAGACCATCCAATATTAGCATTTTCTACTACTAATAAAGCGTTATTATATTCAGTTGCTATACCCACTAATAAATATCCAAATTCTTTTGTGCCAATTTGCCCTTTATACTCACCAACTTGAGTGTTATTTTCAATGTCCAATATATGGAATGCAGAAAAATCTTTACTGTCACCTCTAGCTACATCGGCTATTATCATATAATTACGAGAGTAATCTGCAGGTTCCCATATCCATAAGTTACGATCAGCTCCCCGCTTCTCCAAGGGATCTTTAACATAAGTTTCTTTATAGAAATCCATAAATTCACTATAAAAAACAGTGTCACCTGAAGTGTTGAAATCACAGTCACACTCTTGGGCTGCTAATCTAGGATCACCTAGTAAAATATCTTGTTTATCTCTCCAAGCTTGGTCTCGTTCAGGGTGTACTTGCCAAGGTAATCTAATAGGTAAAAATTCACTATCAATTGAGTTTTCAGCATCATCCCACATTTTATGAAACCAGTTACCTGTACCATATGGAGTTGATAGTACAATTGCTCCACCCCCAGTTGCTAGGGTTTGTTGTGCTGATGCCCATGTCTCAGCTATATTATCAATAAAAGCAGCCTCATCAATTATCAATAAGGATACTGCTTCAGATCGTGCAGCATCGGGGCTTGAGGATTTGGCTTGGATTTTAGATCCATTTTTTAGTTTTAAAGATAGTTTGTTATTTTCTTCATGTGCTATTTTTAACCATGAGGGTAGATTTTCATACATGAATTGAACTTTAGAAACTAAGTTTCGGGCAGTTGCTTGGGTTGTTGCTAGGGCTAATATGTTTTTATTTTCAAAGAAAATCATTAACCATAAAGCATATCCTGATGAAAGGGTTGAAAGGCCTAATTGTCTAGATTTAAGTACTACACTGTATGGATTTTCTCGAAATAGCTTTAAAACTTTCTCCTGGAATTTGTATAATTGGAATTGAATTCTACCTCGTTGGGGGTGTTGGATGTAGCAATACTTTTTCATAAAGTATGCAGGGTTTGTTGCGCACTTTATATATTCTTCCCTTAATATATTTTTTATATCTTGACTCATATAAATAATATAAGAGCTACTATTGCCCCTAACAAACCTCCTCCTAAAATTTTAGTTGTAGTTTTAAGATTTTTATTTTTTTCACTTAAATCACTATTTTCTTTTTTTAATCTAGATACTTCTTTAGTATGGAGGCTATCCTGTAGGGTAAAATTATCTATTTGATTTAGGTAATTTATTTCTTTTTGTTCTAGGATTGAAATAGTACTGTCCTGAAGGGATATTTTACCCTTATAAACAGTAATAAGTGTTTGGGTTACTTGAAGTTCTTTATCTAATGAATCTTTTTGGATTAATTCAATAGAAATTTTTTGAACTATATCATATGGAAGACAAATATTACTTGTATCTGTTTGTGAGAAAGTTGCGTAACTCAGAAGGAGAAGAATTACGGATGTTGTGTATCTTTTTACCATAATAGTTTCTTATATTTTCTATATTTAAATTAATTGAATCTATCTTATGGTCATACACTATAAGACTATCTCTGTATTTTTGTATTTCTGTTTCAAATTGGGTTTGTTCTTGTTGTAAAATAACTAGTTCTGAATCTAAACTGTCAATTTGTTTTTGGTACTTGTCTACAGTGTAGAGAGCGTTTCCCCTATCATAAAGAGAAAACGCTAACCCTATTATTAATATTCCTATAATCCCTAATAGGATTAATTTAGTCTTATCTAATGTTATAACCTTTTTCATTTAAAAATGTTAAACTTTAACTTCTCTCCCAGCGGTACGTTTAAGATCGTCAAGCATTGATTTTGAAAGTTTATATTCTTCTTTTGCTTTCTTTAAATAAGCATCTACTTTAGGTTTATCATCTTTGTATTTTTTAATGAATCTAACTCCTAAATTAAATTTTTCTTTCTTTTCTTCTGGTGTGGAAGATACTGTTTTAACTATATCGTCTTTTTCTCCATCTTTAACTGCTTCTTTATCTTCAGAATCCATTCCAGATAATTTTCCAGCGGGACGTCCTCGTTTACCTGTTGAAGGTTTTTTAGGTTCTTTATTAGATGTATTTTTGCCTGCTTTTGATTCAGCTTCACCTTTTTCTAGTACACCAACAGCAATAAGATCAGATACTACAGGACGAATTTTTTGTTGAATTACTCCTAACTCTCTTGCTACATCAGCCATAGTTTTTTTACCATCTACTTTAGATAAAATAGTATCAACTACCTTTTTAAATTTTTCCTTTTTATAGCGAGGTTCAATTTCTTCATTAGGATCTATACCTTTTTTTAAGGCAAAAGCCATTTCATTTAAATCTTCTTCAGAAAGAACGTTTTGGATTTCTTCACGTATGATTTCAAGTAAACGAGTTTTTTTCATTTTTATGTATTTTTAGTTATAAATATTAATAAAAAATAGAGGAGATGATTTTATCTACTCGTTCTTCGGTAGTACCTGATAGTTCTCTGTAATTTCTAATATTTTTTTTATTATTCTTTATAATATTTTGAATTGAATTGTCTATTTTAGTTCTATATTGAGAGTCTATTTCTCGTACCCCATTATCTTCTATTGGAAGTCCTTCAGGAGAAATATAAAATATATAATCATATTCTTTAATAAGGTTTACAGCTAATTTACAATAATCATCAGCATATCTTATGGGGATGGATTTTGCTAGAGAGGTAAAGGCCATCACATCAATTACAGTTCGGTCTGTCACCATATTAAGTTGGAGGAGTTCACTACATCTCTCAGCCAAAAATATTACTTGACCTTTTATTGTAGAGTCGGTATTTAAAGGGATACCTAAATCTCTTAAATGTTTACTTCTTTCAGTAGCAAATGTATAATTTTTAAATTCTGCTCTATCTTTTAAAGCATTTACTAGTGTTGTTTTCCCAACACTCATTGTTCCTGTAAAACCTATTTTCATGATTGGATTTTTTTATGTGGTTCTAAATTTATAGGTATGCTTCATAAGATTCAACACCATATTTTTGATCTTTAGTATCATAAGTATATTTTACACCTAATTCTCTTACATTTTGTAAATTATAAAAATCAATTATCCCATCCAATGTAGGTGAGGTGTAATTTGGATTTTTATGTAAAATTTCACCATAAGCTGTAGGTGGGGTTATTCTATATTCTTGCCAAGTTCCATCTAAATTAAGTCTTCGATCAATAATAACTTTTATTTTTTTATATTCGTAAATTTTTTCTTTTGCCATAACTATTTTCATGATTGGATTTGTTTATAATATTCTTCTGATTCTAATTTTTCATTTAATATCGCTTCTACAACATATATTCCTTGTGCTCCTGAGACTGTTATACCTCTTGCACTTAAAGCGTCACCTACGAAATGTACGTTAGGATAAGTTGTAAGCCCAAGATCTTTATAATCTACTAATGGTTCAGGTGAAAGATATTTTACTTCGGGCATATAAACACCCCAATCATTACCTAATGTTGGAAATACTTTTTTCATATCTTCAATAAAATCTTCAATGAAGAGAGCATAGTCACCTATAGCATCATATAGGGGTTGGAGACTATTTACTACTTCAGTTTCAACATAAACACCCTCAGATGTTTTGGATGGTACTCGTTTTGATGGGGAGAAAAATGTACCCTTACCATCTATTTGTAGTTTTTTAACTGCTTCTCTTGCCCAATCAAAGGGTTTATCTATGCCTTTAATTTCCATTAAGATACCAAAATTAGTCATATTATTTCTAAAGGATTCATCTTTTTTAGCATGACCATTATAACTTATATCTCCATAAGTATGTTCTGCAGCTACATAGGCTGCATTGTTATTTGTACAGAATGAGCGAAGCGATACACCTTTGTCTTCAAATTTTCTATATAATTTAAAATCATAGGATACATCGATTAATTTTTGGAAGTGTTTTTGGGGTGCTTCAAACCTAACACCTATTTGTACTGGTTTAGGTTCAGTTGGTAGTTTATATTGTTCAGCTAATTTTTTACCAAAGTCAATACCTGATTTACCTACACCAAATACTAGTTTATCATAATCAATATAACCCCCAACACCTTTATTAGGCATTTCTTCATATTCTAAATGGTTATTTTCAAATGAAATGTTTTGTACTTTACTCTCCCAAATAAATTTAACACCACCATCAACTAAAAAATCATACCAATTTTTACCTATTTCATGTAGATAATCTGTACCTATATGCCAAACAGGAAATAATCTTAACCCAAAATAAGGTTTAATAAAATCTGGTTCTGCTTGAGGGTCCGAACATTGTACTTCTTCTGGTTTAGGGTGGAAACGTTTAAAATTATCTATCACCTGATCAAATAATTCCATTGCTTTATCTTCACCACAATATTTACTTAATTGACCACCAATTGAAGTATGATAAGTTAGTTTACCATCACTCCAACCACCAGCTCCTAAAAAGCCTTCCATTACTTCGGAATATTTTCTATTATATGGATCTTTACCCATATCAATAATAGTTATTAGTTCTCCAGGATAACCATTATCTACTAACTTAGTAGCAGCATTAACACCTGCTACACCTGCTCCTACAATTACTATTTTATCTTGCATTTTTAATTTATTTTATATGTTAGTATACGAAAAAAAGATCTGTAATCCAAATATTTGGGCTACAGATCCATGTTAAGTTTATTTTAATCGACTAGGCTATAAATCTAGTCTGTAAGGGTTGTTTTTTAGCAATCGCAACAAGAACATTTACATGATATTCCACAATTGCATGCTTTACAATCACATTTATTCATTTTTATTTATTTTTAATTTTAAGGTTCCTGTTCCTTTAATGACTCTATGCCATTGATGTCTAGGTATAAATATACGTTCTTTTATGGAGGTAGGTAAGCTATTATCAAGTTGTAACATCCAATCTGTTTCACCTATAATTTCAACTACTCTATCTTCATTATCACGATGCCACATTAATTCAATTGGATCTATATTATCTCCAAATTCACGAATAATATATTCATCTGTAACTTCTATGTCTGTGTAGGGTTTCAATTTTCTTTTCTTTCTTGCCAATCGTAAGATATACTATCTTCTGTGATAGGACCACCTTTAGCCCAAGTTCTACAAGTTCTAGCTGAATGGCATTTAAAGTTATGCATCCAACAATATCCTAATCTACCATCACCATCTGATACTTTGCCAGGCATACATTCATCCATTCTAGGTGAAATATCAAAAGCAACACAATTACCACAAAGTGTTTTTTTAGCAGCTTCTTCTGTTGTATCCCAATATTCAGCTAATTCTTCCCAATAATCTCCAGGTTCATCTACATTTAATGGACCATATTTAATGTAATCAGCTTTAATTGAAGCATCTCGATTTTTAGTGTTTAACTCTAAATTTTGAGTAGCAGTAGGACAAGCCATTGCTGCCTCATATAATCTACCTTCTGCTAAATATTTTCTTAAGTCGAAGTTTTTCATAGTTATTTTGTTTTACCCCATGTTTTACCTTTACCTTTATCTTTACATTTTGCAGGTGTAGGTCGGCATGAAGGGTATTTTGCACGTTTTTCGCCTTTTTTTCTACCACAAGACTTATATTTCATCTTGCCTGTTTTTTTATCTTTTCTTCCAGTGTTACAGTCTACCCATCCACTTTCTTTACCTGCTGCTCCTTGACGTTTAAACCATTTATAGAGTGATTCGTCTTCAAGGATAATTTCTTCTATTATATCTTTAAGTTTAGAATATCCTGAACCATAGGGGGCTGCTTTACCTGATTGAGGATTATCTGATTCTTTAACACCTTTCCAAATATTGCCTTTACGACATCTAACAACAGCACCTGATTTATAAGCAGAGGGTTTGTCAAATTTGCGATCAGCAATACGCAGACATCTGTCTCTCTTCTTTTTCTTTTCTGAGATGATTTCTTTTATGATTTTTTTTAATCTATCCATTTTACCAAAATCCTGAGAATGATGATTTTAAGCCTAGCAATTTAGCATATCGAGGTAATCTACAACTCCAATATCCTGCTTTTGTTTTATCCTTTTTAGTTGAGCATTTATGTCTCGCTGCGAATGCGTTTCTTGCTTTTTTATCGTTAATTTTAGCTCTTAAACCCCCTGAACCGAAACGTACTGTCTTGATTTTTCCTGTTTTTGGATCCTTAACATAAACCTTATAAGCTTTACCACCTGAAGAGTCGCGGGTTGGTTTATTTAATTTTTTATTGTCGTTTTTAGCTTCTTCTAATGGTAGTAAAATATAATCACCATCTCTGTGTTGTTTAACACTAGTCATATCTTTAAGAAGATTAACTACTTCGTCTTTTTTAAACCCTAGTTTAACTAATTCTTTAACTAACGGTTCTAAACCAGCAGCTCCACCTTCTTTAGATAATGTTTGTTTTATTACTTCAATACCTTTAACAAGGTTTTGATCTATGACTTCGTTAATTGATTCTGGAATGTCAAAATGACTACCTAAATGTTTTTTAAAGAAATCAAAGTCATCACTTGAAAAACCTAAGAATTGGTCATTCATTAAATTTCGATAAACACCTTTTCCACCTTGTTCTTTGCCTGTGTATCTCCACATCCCGCTTGAAATAGATGTATCTTGGTATCTTATGTTTTTATTTAAATCAAAATCTGGGTAGTTAGAATCTGATTCATTTAAGTCTTCTTTATGGTATAGTTTTTCACTTTCACCATTAGGACCGCTCCCGTCTTTATCATGAGGGTTACCTGACATTAATGAACCATCAGGCATTTTATGTAATTTCCCTTTCCATTCTTTACCGTCTTTAGTGTAATGTGGAACACCTTCTTCTTCATTTAACATAGGTAAATCTAAAGGTACTTTAGTACCATCTTCTAACATACCATAATTTCCAAGATCAGTTTCTGTTAAAATTTCTTTATCATCTTCATTTACATTGAGGATTTCACGTAAATATAATGCACGAGCTTCTGCCCATAAATTAATGAAAGAATCCGAACCATAGCGGAATGTGTTTTCGGTTAGTGGGAGTTTATTTTGCACGTGATACCGCAGATTTTCCGATAATATATCACGTTTAACAATACTTTCATTTAATACTACTCCTAGATTTGGAATACTATCACAAGAGTTACATCCGCAGTTACACATATTATTTTATTTTAATTTTTATCCCCAAATTTTATCAAAGTTAATACTTATAGCACTTTGTTTTACTTCAAAATCATCTAATAAATCCTTGCTATTTTCTAACTTACTAAAATCAATTTGGAAAAATTTAACATTACCATTATCTTTCACATTAGCCAGGTGATTACCATCTCCAGGTTTTCTATTTAGTTTAGGTCTGAGTAGTTGGATGGCCATTTTAGTGGCCATCTCTTCGGCACTATCACCATCAGACATATTTAGTGTGGAATATACCCTATCTACATTATCTTGAATATTTTTAAATAGTGGGTATTCACCTGATAGGTTACTATTTTTATCTAAAAGATTTTTAAATTCTTTTACTTTCTCCATAGCA